GCGGCGAGGAACGCGCGCTGCGCACGCATCTCGCCCGTCGCCTCTTGCACCCACGCCCACGCGCGCGCGCCGAGGGGACGCACCTCGAAGAGCGCCGGCGTCATGCCGGGGCGCATCACGAGGGCTGCGCGCGCGTCGTCGCTGCGCTCGCGCTCGTAGCGCGTGAGGGCGGCGGCGGGTGTCGCGGCGACGTCGAGCGCGGGGTCGCACGTCGCGGGTCGCGCGCCGGGGATGGTGCCCACGAGGAGCACGCGAAGGGGCGTCGAGGGGCTCATCCGAAAGCCACCGCGAGCGGGGTGTAGAGCGCGTCGAGCTCGCCCGCCGACTCGCCGCCTGCGGGCGCGAAGATAGTGCTCTGAAGCGCGTTGAACTCGAGGTCCATGTACAGCCGCTCGCCCACCTTCGTGAGCTTCGGCTGCGCCACCAGTTGCGCGTTGTCGAGCGCCCAGATCCAGAACGACGCCGTCGTTCCGGTGCCGATGCGCTGCACGATCACGAGCGAGTAGACGGTGTCGGCGTCGTACCCCGTCGGGTAGTCGCCGTCGAAGCGCAGCGTGACCATGGCCTTGACGCCGCGAGGGCGGCCCGCGGTGTCGACGACGGCGGTCACCGTGTTCGTGGCCGCAGGGTCGCGGACCATCTCCCACTGGTTCGGCAGCTCGACGGCGAACTTCTCGCAGGCCACCGTAGTGCCGCGCGTCGGGGCGCCCGCGGCGACGAGGTAGACCTGCGGAGCGAGCGGGAACGCGGCGCCCATCTCGTCGGTGATGGTCGTGACCGGGATGCTCTGCGAGGTCGGCCCTGTGAAGCTGACGGCGGTCCCGTCGAGCGCCATGGAGACGAGCTTGCCGAACTCGCCGAAGTTGAACTTCAGGTTGCCGTGCACGCCGTTGAAGGTGTACTGCGCGGCGCTGTCGCCGACGTACGCGACCTGCACCGCGAGGCTCGAGGTGTTGCTCTCGGCCATCGCGTAGTTGTAGAGGTTCCTGACGATGGCCCCCGTGCCCGGGGTGCCGCTGAGCGCGGGCCCGACGGTGATCGTGTCGGTGGCGATCGACACCACGCGCGCCCACTCCATCTGTCCGTTGATCTCGACGGCGATGAGCGTGCCGCGGCGGAAGCGGGCGCCGTGCGTGGCCGTCACGTCGAAGACGGTGGTGGATACGCCCGCGGCGACGGCGCTCCCGCTGATCGCGAACTCCGTGCCCATGCAGTGGCCGAGGAGCAACCGCGGCGTGAGGGCGCCCGCCGACACCGAGGTCGTGAGCTGATCGGCGGTCTTCGTCGCCTTGAGCAACTGCGACAGAGCGACCTTCGAGGCCAGCTCGAGCCCCTGCACCGGCGTGACCGCATCCATGCGGCGCACGCGAATGTCGCCGACGTCGAGCATCGCGCGCATCGCGCCGTCGGCGAGCACGGGCTCGGCGGCGATAAAGCGCGTCATGGCGTTGGGGAACGAGCCCGAAGGCGTGACGCCGAACGTCGACTCGCGACCGACGCGAACGCTCTGCTCGCGCGTGATGATGTTGACTTGAGACATGGTGCTCCGAGGTGGTGGCTAGGCTTTGCGAGTGATCATCTGACCGCGGGCCATCGCGGCGGCGAGGGCGCCGGTTGCGCGGCCGATGCGCGGGTCGAGGTTGCGGCGGCGCTTCTCGCGCGCCCACGAGACCGAGAGCGGCGCGAGCGTGATGTCGCCGCCGCTCGCGTCGAAACGCTGCACCCACAGACGACGCAGCGCGTACGCGCCGACGGTGAGCGCCGCGAGCATCGACGGCTCGCCGCGGCCCTCGCGCATCTGCGCACCGAAGCGCTCGCGCACGGCGGTGACCATCACGCCGCGGGCGACCTTGTTGACGGTGAGAATCGGGCGCGGCGGTTGCCCTTTGCGGCCCTCGTTGAACCACGAGAGCTTGCGCTCCTGCGGCCCCGGGATCGCGATGGTGGTCGTCCACCGCTTGCCGTCGAGCTCACGCGCGATGGCCTTCAGCCGCTTCTCAATCTCGCGCGCGGCGGCCTGCGCGGCGTTGGCACCGATGGCGAGATTCATCTAGATTTGCGGGATGCGAACGCCGACCGCCGAAGAGTTCGAGGCCATCGCGCACAGCGCCGCGTCGGGTGTGTTCGTGCCCATCGGCGACGAGGGCATGGTCACGACGCGCACCGACGCTCAGTGGATCGCGTGGCGGATGCGGATGCGCGAAGCCGAAGCCCGCGAGGTCACGGCCCGTACGCGCTGAGCTCGTCGGCCTGGAGCACCAGCTCCATCGTCGTGATGCCCAACGAGCGCCCGCCGCCGAGGTCTTGCCACTGCGTCGCGACGCGAGAGCAGACGACCATCACGGGGTCGGTGTCGAGCCCGCGCAGCGCTGGGAACACCAGCGCGCGTTCAATGCGCCAGCCGTCCGACAGCGCGCGGCGGTCGGCGCGGAACACCGCGGCCGCCTGCGTCTCGGTGCCTTGCGCGTTCACGAGCGCGGGGAGCGCCGCGCTGTAGAGGTAGCCCACCGTCACGACGAGCGTGAGGCGCGAGAACTGCGGGCTCTGGTACGGGTTGTTTGTCGCGGGGTCAGGCGACGCCGCGGTGAAGCGCAGCGTGTAGCCGCGGTCGAAGGCCTCCGCGGGGAAGCTCGGGTCGTCGAGCGCGGCGTTGTCGCTCTGCCTGCGGAACGTGCCCGCGGCGATGGCGCGCGCCTGCGCTTCGGTGCCGAGCGCGCCGTTGACGCCGCGGCCGTCCGCGAGGATCGCGTCGATGCGCGCTTCGATAGCTGAGAGGTAGTCGGTGTTGGGCATCGTGGACTAGGCTGCGGGCATGAGCGAGACGAGACAGCGGACACTGCCCGCGGAGGCGGTCGAGCGCCTCACGCACGCGAACACGCTTCGGCGCACCGGGCGCCACGCGGAGTACGTCGCGGCGATGAAAGACATCGAGTGGCTGTTGATGGGCGCCTCGCAGGAGACGCGCGATGCGCTCTTCGGCGACGATGCTCCGAGGGCGCGGGTATGAAACACAGGTACGTCGCACCGTCAGACTCGTCCGCGGAGACGCTCGCGGTGATCGACCAGATGAACGCGCTCCTCGACGCGGCAGACGAGGCGGGAGCGGGCGAAGCGAAGATGCTGCGACGACGCGCGGAGGCGATGGGCGCGAGGCTTCGCGCGCGCATGGCCAGCAACGCGGTGCAGCGATGAGCCGGGTCGAGTTCACGGTCGGGCGCCGCGTGCGTCTCGTCGATGACAGCACCTGCAACCCGCGCGTGCCCGTGGGCAGCGTCGGCACGGTGATCCAAGAGCCGGAGAACCCGCTCTATGCGGAGCACTTCATCGGCCGGCGCGGCAAGGTCGCATGGGACGATGGCACCGTGTCCACCGTCCATCACGGCTACTGCGCGCCCGCGTGACCGATCATTCTTCTTTCGTCGCCTCGTAGCGGCGCAAGAGCGCGCGGCCCTTCGCAGCGAGACGCAGCATGGCGCCGCGCGTCTTCGGCACGGGCTCGCCCCACGCTGCGGCGCTGAGCGCGAGCCGCGTAGGGTCGCCGTTCGGCTTCTGCGCGGGGCCGCTCGGGTTGCTGAACATGCGCGTGAGGAACGAGCCCTTGCGACGCATCTTCGTGGGCGTGTTCGCGGGGCCTTTGACACCTGGCCGCAGCTTCGCGCCAGTCTCGCGCGCGTACTTCTTTCGGCCCGCCGCGGTGAGGCCCCCCTTGGGATCTTTGAGGGTCATGCGCCCTGCCGCGTGCGAGTGACCTGCAACATGCCGCGCTGCGGGTGCGTGAAGTCGCTCGCGGTCACCGCGAACTCCTCGCCGCCGCTGGTGAACTCGTCGCCCTCGAGCAGCACCGTGAAGCGCTGCGTCGGTGCGCCCGCGATGAGCAGCGCGCCTTGCGTGTAGCCGCCGCCCGGGAACGCCTGCGTGATGGGCCCAATCTCGTAGACGCCCGCGAGCGCGGTGCCGTCCGAGGCCGCGAGCGTGCCGCCGCCGAAGTATGACCGCTGCCCGTCGGTGACCTCGCGCACCTTCGGACGCGGGTCGATCACGGTGTCCGTGGTGCTTACGAGCGTGGTGCCGCTCGCGCCGACGGGGCCGGAGTAGACGCGGACCCGCAGCGTGACGTTCGTGGTGCGTTGGCCCAGGCGCTCCGGCACGCGGCGCACGGCGTTGGCGATGGCGCGGAACGACGCGAGCGCGCCCGTGTTGTTGGCGCCCATCAGTAGACCTCGAAGCCCATGACGCCGCTCGGGGCGACGCGCGACGCCATCTCACGGAGCACCTCTGTCAACCCCGTAGCCGACGCGAGGCGACCGCGCAGCGCGTAGCGGTGTTGTGTGAGCGAGGCCTGCGCGCTGCCGCCCTCGGCGCGGCCGAAGAACTCGATCTCGTCGACGCGCTTGACGCCCGCCTGCGGGATCGCGATGCGCTCCTGCTGGTCGATCGCCTCAAGGTCGGCCATGAGCCCACGCACGATCGTGAGCGCGCTCTCGACCTCGACGGGGTACGTACCCGAGTGCGTCTTCGCGCAGACCACTGAGATGGTGCTGCCCACCACAGCGCGCACCGTCACGACCTCGCGCGAGGCGTCGACGTCGAGCACGACGCGCGAGCCCGACGCGAGGCCGGTGACGGAGGCGAGGGTGAGCACCGTCGGCCCCGCTGCGGTGACAGCGGTGGCCGACGTGGTGGGGACGACCGCCGACGACGAGACGTTGTCGCGGATCAGCGAGTAGATCGCGAGCACGGAGATGTACGGCACCGCGCCCAGGTCGAGCACGTTGCTGAACAGCTCCGCTTTGATGCGGGCCATCTCGTCGTCGGTGAGGGTCGCCATGGCTTACTGGAGCAGCTTGCCGCGAGAGACGTAGTGGTACGTCGCGGTCGTCACGTCGGCAGCCGCAGTCGAAGCGCCCGAGAGCGTGGCGACGACGCGGCACTGCACCCACGAGATCACGGCCACGTCGAACATGAGCACCTTCGAGGTCACGACCTCGGTGCCGGTGCCCGCCGCGGTGGCGAAGGTGATCGGCGACGACGTGCCGCCGCTGAGGTCGTACCAGTTCGTCCCGTCGTCGGAGACCTGGAGCTTGAACGTCGCGAGCACGCTCGCGGTCGTGATCGCCGCGGAGCAGAACACGCTGATGGTGCCCGCGCTCGTGGGCTCGGTGTTGAGGGCGGCGCCGGTGCGGGCGGTGCCGTTGGCAGAAGTCGCGCTCGCGAGCGCGAGAACGGTGGGGCGGTTGAGCATCTGTGTCGTGCCTCAGTTCGAGTGCATGACGCGGCCGAAGCGCTCGTCGAGGAGCCCCTCGGCTTCGAGGGCGAACCACATCACCTTGACGTCAAAGCCGTAGTTGTCGTCGGTGGGCGACGCGGTGAAGCAGCCGTCGGGCGTGGTGGCGCGGCCGACCATGCCGGGGCCGAACATCACGCCGTGATGGATCGACTGACCCGACACGGTGGCGGTGTCGATCGTGTTGGTCGACGACTTGTACACCTCGATGCCCGACACCTGACCGACCGCGTTGGTGCGCAGCGGGTTGTGCGTCTGCGTCGAGAAGTACTCCTTGTCGGAGAGGCGCTGGTACTCGGGGTCGAGCATGAGCTGCTGCGCCTGCTGCGGCGTGAGCACGCAGATGAATTGCCCGTTCGCGAAGCGCGGCACGTTGGCGGCGTCGAGCGTGCGCTCCGTGCGGAGCAGACACTCGAGGTCGAAGGGCCGGCTGTTCACCGCGGGGAAGACGGCGGCCGAGTCGGCGGTGATCAGCGAGCCAGGGTCGCCGGGGTACAGAATCGACGTCGACGACGTGCCGAACGGATCGAAGAGCGAGCGGTACACGGAGTCGAGGTACTTCGTGCGGTCGCGGTAGAGGTGCAGGCCGCTGAGCGCGACGATGTTGTGCACGCCGCGCTGCGCGTCGACCTTCGACACCATGTACGGCTGCGGCACCGAGCCGCCCGACGCGAAGGGGCCGGCCTGGAGCGCGATGGTGAGCGACACCTGCTCGGCGCTCACGTCGATGGCCGTGGTGCTGATGATCTGCCCGCGCGCGATGCGACGCGAGGCCGCGGTGTAGCCGCCGCCCGAGAACACGGGGCGGTTCATGCGGAGCGTGTGGCCCACGCCCGAACCGAGTTCGTCGGAGGTGATGATGGCCTCCGAGCGGATGTTGTCCGAGATGATGGCCTGCATGTCCATCAGCGCAGGGACGCCCGCGCCGCTGCCGCTGATGGTGCGACCGGGCAGGCCGATCTCACCGATGCGGCGCAGCTCGGCGGCGGCGTCGGCCATGACGACCATGCGCGCGTAGATGTACTGCGGCTCGGGGGCGCGCAGCATGATCTGCGACGTACGGTCGTAGAACTCGGACGGGAGCGAGAGACGATTGAAACCGGACATAGGCGTGCAGTCCTGCGACGCTTATGCGCCGCCGTTGGGGTTGCTTCGTTGGGGTGAGACTCAGGAGGGGCGGGCGGCGCGCGCAGCCATGGCGCGCTCGATCACAGCGGCGTTCTCGGCGCGGAAGACGCTCGCGCGCAGAGAGGCGCCGCGGGCCTTCAGGTCTTCGTACGTGGCGAGCGCTGCGGCGTCGGGCGACGGGATGGCGGCGGGCGACGGGAGCCCCGCGGCGGGCATCGTCGAGGCGCCCGTAGGCACCGTGGCGGGCGCGGCGGCCACGAGGCCCGCGGCGCGCATTGCGTGGAGCGCGTCGAGCTGCTTCGCGGCATCGTTGCCCGCGATCTGCGACACGTAGGCGCGCACGTTCTCGGGCACCGCGGCGAGCTCCGCGGAGGCCTGGCGTGTGAGCACCGACGAGAGCGACGCGACGCGCTGCTCGAGGTCGGCCACGCGCGGGTCGACGGGTGCGGCGGGAGGCGCAGCCGCGGCGGGCGTCTCGACGACGGGCGCGGGGGCGGCGGGCTTCGCGGGGCGCAGCGCCCACGGGTTGACCGTAGGAGGCGCAGGAGGGGCCGCGGCGGGCGCGGGCGAGGGCTGCGCAGCGACGGGCGCGGGCAAGACCGCGGGGGGCGGCGCGACGGCGCCCAGGGCGTCGAGCACGGGCGTTGCGATGGCGGGCGCGGCGGGGTCGCTCATTCGGTCTCCATGTGCTCGCGGTCTTCGTCGGTGTCGGCGGCCGCAGCGATGTCCGCGGCCTTGACGACGACGGGCGCGGCGTCGGGAATGGTGATGGTCACGTCACCGCTCGCGTCGAAGTCGAGAGTGATCTTCATCGCGCCGACGACGCCGAGACCGGCCTTCGCGGCGAGGATGATGACCGCCTCGGCGACGTTCGCGACGAGGTTCGGATCGGCGTCGTCGCGCTCCATCAGGTCACCACGCAGGTGACGGACACGCCGAAGGGCGCGTCGACGGGGTTGGCGCCCGTGATGCCCGCGGCCGTCGAGAAGTCCGACGTGGTGGGCGTGAGGCGCAGCGCGGCGGTCGCGAGGGCGACGGTGCCGAAGACGTTGCTCGTGCCGGTGCGGTACGCCTGGATCAGCGAGAACGCGCGCGGCGTGTAGGTCTTGCCGTCGCGCACGTTGGCGGCGATGGTGGCGCCGAGCGCGGCGACGTCGAGCGTGTCGGAGCCCGAGGTGACGTTCTGCCCGGCGCTGTCGAAGTAGACGTTGACGACGCGGAGATCGGTGCCGCCCGAGGTCTGGTCGAAGGGGCCGAGAACGACGGTGACGGCGCGGACGGTTGCGGATACGACGGCCATGATGGTCCTGTGCGGCTCAGCGCCGCGTCTTGGGTTGCTCGTTGGGGGAAGGCTTCGGCGCGAGCGCGTAGGTCGCGACCATCGGGCCGGTCGCGAGCGGGCCGCCGTGGTAGATCGGCTGCTGTGCGACGCTCGCATCGGTGACGACGTGCGAGGCAAGCGCGCGAACGGCGGCGTCGTCGGCAGAGCAGCGGCGCCCGTAGGCGGCGAGGTCGGCGTAGGCGAGCGTGAGGCGCGCGCCGTCGAAGGCGACCGCGGGGGCGTCGTCGCCGGGGAGCGTGAGAGGTGCGTTCATTCGATGACCACCGCGGCTTTCGCGACCGCGTAGTAGAGGGCGCCCGTGCGGACGCCGATGGGCGTTTTGAAGCCCGCCTTGAACTTCGCCCGCGCGTAGGCCTCGGTGAGACGGCGCACGGTGATGTCGCGCACCTTGCCGTGCAGGCGAGACATCACCCGCGCGAGCACCGCGCGCGCCGCGAGGGCGTCGAGCTCCTCGTTTGTCGGGAGGCGCTTCGTGCCTTCGAGGTGGATGCGAAGTTCGGTCGCGACGTAGGTGCGCAGCGCGCGGTTGTTGTCGGCGAAGTCGCGGCCCTGCTTCGCGAGGATGTCGAAGAGCTGCTGATTCGTGAGGCCCGAGTAGTGCGTGCCGGGCACGTCGACGGTGTAGTCGAGGCTCTGCGCGTAGAGACGAATCAGCCGTTCGATCTCGCCCGCGGTGGCGGGTCGCCCGACGCGGCGCTCGGAGGCGTATCCGTCGGCGGGCATGAGTAGATTTCGTCGATGGGCGCGAGGCTCACGAGCGTGGCGCGGATGGCTTCGGCGGCCGCAGGGTGCGCGTTGGCGACCTCGAGCAGCGCGGCGACGGTGGCCGCGGTTGCGGCGCGCGTCACGAGCACCTCGTCGGCGAGGGCGTCGACCTCGGCCGGCGTCGCGGTCTCACCCGCTGCGAGACGGAGCAGGGCCTTGCGAGGGAGCGGTGTCACCCGCCGAGCGTACCGCCGTCGTCGCGTGCGGGCGAGGTCTGCGCGGTGGGCACGAAGCCCTGGCCTGCGTCGCCGAGGATCTCGTCGGCGCCCGCGCCGTCGACGGCGAAGGCGCGCATGATGATCGCGCGCGCGGCGCCGCGAGGGAGCGTGCCCGCGGCGACCTTCTCGACGACCTCGACCATGCTCGCGACCTGCGCGCCGTTGAGCGCGGTGTCTGCGACGGCGGCGGGCATCGGGTCGGTGTCGTCGAGCGTCAGCTCGGGCGCGTCGTCGTCGGGGCTGAGCTTCGTGATGGCGTCGCTGACGATGCCTTGCGACGCGGCGTGCGCGACCTTCACGGACTCAACCTCGGCGTCGACGTCTTGCACGCCGAACATCGCCGCGATGCTCGCGACGGCGCTGCGGTGCGAGAGCACGGGTGCGCCGCCCGAAGCAAGAAGCGCCGTCTCGACGGCGGACTTGCGGTCCATTGCCGAGGGCTCGAAGTAGTCGCCCCACGCGAGCGACACGGGGGCGCCGATCCAACGGCGCGAGCCGTCGGGGCCGATGCCGTAGAGGCGCGCGAGCACCGGGGCAGCGCGGTCGTACGTGCGCATGAGCGCGCCCATCGTCTGCGCGATGCGGCCCGAGAGCACGCGGAGCATCATGTCGATGATGCGGCACAGCGCGTCGCCGTACTCCACGCGGAGGTTGTCCGCGTGGTCCAGCATGGGCGCGTGCATCAACTGAAGCGTGCGCGCTGCGAGGTCGCCGCCGCCGAGCGAGTCAGCGTCGAAGAGCACCACGCCGCTCGCGTCGGTGAGCACGCGCCGCAGTTCGGTGATCGCGCCGCGGATGATCTCCGCGCCCGCGCCGGTGCTCTCGACCATCTTCGCGTCGCCGCCCTGCGGCAGCTTCCACAGCTTGCCGGGGGCCTTCTTCGCGGCGGTGTTGCCGTTGCCGGCGCCGCGCGCGAAGCCGGGCATCACGCTGTTGAGCCACGAGAAGCGCTCCTCGGTGGCGCCTGCGGTGCGGCCCTGCGGTGCGGTCATGCTCGCGTCGCCGTCGACGCCGATCTGCACGAGCTGCGGTTCGCCGTTGTAGAGCGCGTTGCGGTAGAGCTGCGACAGCTCCATGTCGAGCGCTTCGACCTCGTCTTCGAGGCCCTCAACGAGCGCGTGACCGTCGATCTGGTCGCGTGTCGCCGTAGCCTCGGCATCGTTGCGCACCCACACGACGGGGCAGCACTCGACGGGGATCGACGTGTAGTCGCCCCAGCGCGGCGGCACGCCCTCGACGACGTCAACGGGCGCGTAGGTTCGGTCTTCGGTCGCGGTGATCTCGCGGCGGTGCAGACGCCACCGCTTCGGGTCGTCGCTCGGCACCTTGTACTCGATGCACAGCGCCTCAACGGAGCCATCGGCGCGGAGCGTCGGCGTGCACCACTTCGACGGCACGACCTGTAGCGAGGGGCGGCCCTCGACGAGCCCGACGATCACGCACGCGGCGCCGCTCTTGAGCCCCTCGGTGAGCACCTCGCGCATCCGCTTCGAAAGCGCGAGCGCGCGTGTGATCTCGTCGACGAGCGCCTGGAGCGCGTCGCGCTCGGTGGTCGCAAGCGTCGTGCGATAGCCCTCGGCCTCGACCTTGAGTCGCGGAAAGCTGCGGTCGCCGAACACGAGCGTCGCGAGGCGCTGCACGGCCGAGCGCGTGAACTGCGACTGGACCACGGGCGCGCGTTCGCGGAGCGGTACGTCCTGCGACCAGAAGCTCGGGCGCGTGTCGTACTGCGTGCCGAGGTACCACTGTTCGAGGCGGTTGATGCGCCAGTAGCGGGGGCTCTCGCCCATACGCACGAGGTCGGCGTTGAAGCGCGCGAGGTCTTGCTGTGCGGGGGTGGGGAGCATCAGAAGTCGTAGTGGTCTTCGGTGGCGAATCGGGGCGCGGCGTCGGTGAGCATCACCTCAGTGAGCGCCCACACGAGCGCGTCGAGGCGGTCGGGGCTCGCGCGACTCGTCGCCGGGTCCCACGTCGTGAGTTGATCTTCGAGGCGGGCCAGGGCCCCGACGTGCGAGGCGCGGCCTTGCTCGTAGAGGGCGGCGACGGGTTCGGCGCGCGTCGCTTTGCCGCGCGTCGCGTGGACCGTGCGCACGTTGGCGCCGCGGTCGTGCACACGCAGCGTCGCGGCGACCATCTCGCCGCCGTTGTTCGCCTCGGCGACGATCGCGTCGGCCTTGTGCTCACGGTAGAGCGCGAGCGCGGTGCGTGCCCACTCTTCGGGCCGGTAGCGTCCGCTCGCGTCGGCGAGCACGTACGCGCGGCCATCGTGGCCCACGCCCGCGACCACGATGCCCGTCTCGTCGCTCTCGTCGTGCGACGACGCGGCGGGGTCGATCGCGACCACCACGCGGCGCAGGTCCGGTGCGCGGGCGACGCGGGCTGCGTCGATCCACTGCCACCGCCACAGCGCGCCTGCGGAGTCGTCGAGGATCTCGCCGTCGAGCTCCTGCCGCCCGAGGCGCGTGCCGGCGTAGCGGCGCTCGAGGTCGGCGACGACACCCGGCGCGAGGTTCGCGAGGTTGTCGCGCGTCGTCCCGCGCGTCACCACCGTGCCGGGTGCTGCGAGGAGCGAGCGCACGAGCGGCGTCGGTCGCGGCGTCGTTGCGATCACGATGCGCGGGTCGACGCCGAGGCGCAAACCCATCACCACCTGGTCGTAAGTCTCAGGTCTTGACCATGCGGCAATCTCGTCGAGGAGAGCCGCGTCATGCTGCGGGCCGCGGAGTTGGTCGGGCTCCTCGGCGCTGTACGTCGTCGCGATCGTGCCCGTCGTCGGCCACGTCAGGCGCCGCCGCGAGGGCTCCCACACGGGGCGCTCACCGTCGGGCGACACCGCGAGGATGCCGCTCTGCCCCTCGACGAGCACATCGCGCACGTCGGCGGCGGTGCGGGCCACGAGCGCGATGCGCCGGTAGCGTCCGCTCGTCGCCCACGCGCGCAGCGTCTCGCTCAGCACGCGCGTCTTGCCGAAGCCTCGGCCTGCGAGGAGCAGCCACCGGCGCCACTCGCCCGCGGGCTGCAACTGCTCGGGGCGGGCGTTGCGTGTCCAATCGTAGCGGGCAGCGGCGTCGAGGCGCGCGAGTTCATCGCGGATCTCGGCGAGGCGCGCGAGTTTCGCTTCAGTGCTTTGTGGCGTCTGCTTCGATCTCAGCGGCGAGGCGTCGCGCTTCGGCGATGAGTTCTTCACGGGTCTTCGGTGCCTCGACGACCACACGGTCAACGTGCGTGCCCGACGCGCGGTTCTTCGCGACCTCGGCCTCGTAGCGGGCGCGCTTTGTGTCGTACGAGGCTCGCGGGTCGCCGCGCCGATGGTCGAGCGCCCACGCGGCGGCCTTCCAATCGCTCGTGGCGGCGACCGCTACGGCCTTCTGAAGGTCCGCGGTGTGATCGTCGTACGCGGTCATTGCCGCCGTCACAAGTGCCACCACATCAGCGTCGGCGCATGTGCCGCGTTGCACGGCCGCGCGCCACGAGTGCCATGTGCTCTCGGGGATGCCGACTGCACCGGCCGCTGCTCGGATCGTCGCGCCCTCTCGGATGCGACCGATCATCGCGAGGTGGTTAGGGCTGTAGGTGAAGGGGCGTGGCATAGTTGGAGTTCGCGCGCGCGTTGGCTCCAACTACGCCGTCTCGACGACCACAACGCGCCGCGTCTGCCGCGCGCCGTTCCCGCCGACGCACGTCTCCGTGGTCAACGTGAGCGATCCCGCCGCAGCGCCTCTCGCGAGGATGCGGTAGGCCTGCGCCCGCGAGCAGCCGGTCAGCCGCATGATGTCGTGGACTGTGAGCGTCACGTCGGGAGATGCGCGGGCGTCGTGCGGGCGAACCGCGAAGACACCTGTGGCGCTGTTGCGGAGGCTACGTGAGACACCGTCGCCCGCGCAAGTGCGTTGCGTACGATTCTGCGACAGCGTCTCAGCACCCCGGAGCGAGACGCGCGCGAGATGAGCACGCGCCCCGGGGTGCTGTCAATTGGAGGTTGCCCCTACGGCTCCTCGCACGGCCGCCCGTCGGCGTCGACCGGGGCGGCGATGCGCGCCATCTCGACGGGTGCCGCGGTCGCGAACTGCGACCACTTCGCGGCGGGCGCCACCGTCGGGCACTCGCCGCCCCACGGTGCGCGCGTCCACGACAGCGCGACCCATTCGCCGTCGGTGCGCTTCGCCCACGCAAGAAGAGGCGCGGGCACCTCGTCGGCGTCGGTCGTCACAGGCTCGCGACGGAGCACCCGGCCGATGGTGGCGTCGAGCCACGCCGCGTGCGAATCGGGGAGCCTGCGTTCATCCGAGCGAGTGCGGTGCGCGATGTACAGCACGAAGCCGCCGCCCGCGAGGAGGCGCGAGAGCCGCCCGCAGGCCTCGCACTCGTACGACGTGTCACGATGGCCGCCGATGAACGACCCGACATCGACGCGCCGAGATGTGCCGCACCAGCACGGAGGGAGGTCGTCGCTCATACGCCCGCATCCTCCCACGCCGTCACCGCGCGCTCCAGCATCCTGCGTCCCCACGCGACGAGCGCCGCCCTGGCCTGCGTCTCGCGGGCGACGGCCGACGCGAGCGACTCCCGCGCGCGCGACGTGTCCGTGTGCGACGTCAGCAGCCACGCGGCGGTCGGCGCGCGCTTGCCAACGTGTGCCCGCTGCTCCGCGTGTTGCAGCGCCACCCGCGCCCGTGCGACGGCGGCCGACGCGAGCGGCAGCGCCTCCCGCAGCGCCACGGGGCCGCGCTCCTCGGCCACGAGCTGCGCGAGCCCGTCGACCGTCGCGAGGTCGCCGCCGTGCGCCGCGAGCCACCGCAGCGTCTCGACGCAGCCGGGGCAGCGGCCGAGGCGATCGTGCGCGCGACGGGCGGCGGCGAGGGTGCCCGCGTCGATCGCGTGCTCCGTCGGCGTCTGCTTCGCCGCGGTCTCGCCTGGCACGCGCGGTTCGCACCCGCTCGAGCGAAGGTCGCCGTCAAGCGCGAGCAGCGGCGCGAGCGACCGCAGCGCCCGCGTGAGGCGTGCGTCGTCGAGCGCCCGATCTGCGATGGCGGCGCTCACTGCGCACCCTCGGGCAGCGCGCAGCCGTCGGCGTCGACCGGGCGCCACTGCCCCGAGGCGATGACCAGCGCGCACCACGCCTTGCCGCTGGGGCGGCGGAATACCACTCTGCCTTTTCGCACGTCGAGCGTCACGAGTTCGTCAGGGAGGTGCGGATCGCGGGTTGCCCAGAGGCCACCGCGGCGCGCGTGCGCCTTGACCTCGTCCGCCGTCGGCATCGCACCCCACGTCACGCGGTCGCGCGCCGTCAGCCGGTCGATCTCCGCGAGCAGCGCCCCGCGGCGGCCCTCGAGGTGCGCGACCTCGGCCGCCCGCGTCTCGACGCCCGGCGCCAGCACCTCGACGACGGCCCACTCGCACGCCTGCGCCACGAGCACGACGGCGTCCCGTGCGCTCGCGTGCGACCGCCGCGCCACGTCAGGCGTCGCGGCCCACCACGAGCGCGTCGACCCGCGCCCCTCGTCGACGGCCACCTCGTGCGCCGCGCCGTCGTCGTCGATCACCTGCCACGTCTCGCTCATCGCCACACCTCCGCAATCGCCACTCAGCGCCCCAGGAACCGCCCCGAAGCGCCCGCTACGTGTCATCGCCCGCCGCGCCCCATCGCCGCGCCCCGCAGCGCCGCCAGCGTCCACCAGCACACGCGACGCGCGGAATGCCCTGCACGTAGGCCTTTGCGCGCTCCGACTCTCTGAAACCCCTACAGTTACAGCGTTACACATTGTTACAGTGATAGATGTGTATACTGTATGGCTGTGTGTATAGACGTTGTGACACACGATACACTCATACGTCTCCCGTGTAGGGGAGTGACGAGGGGGAGTAGCCTCCCGTGAGGCATCGACCTGCCAGGGGGAAAAAGACCGAAACGGGTGTTGCGCCGTAACGGCGCTCACGTCGCCGCCTCCCACACGCGGGCCACGCGAGCGCCGCCATCGACGCGCGCGACCTTGTTGCGCCACCCGAGCCGCTTCATGATCGCCGCGAGGCGATTGGACGCCCGCTGGTCGACGTCCTGGAGGCGCATCCCGAGCACGTCCACGAGGATGCGTTGCGACGTGATGACCTTCGCGCCGTCGAGCTTCGGCACCTCGAGCCACGTCGCGACGGCGCCCTCCCACGGGTCGACCATGCGGAACGTCTCGCTCGACTCACGCAGCGCCGCCTCGGCCTCTTGCGTCAACCACCACGCCTCACCGCTCGCGTGCGCGGCGACGGCCTCGGCCCAGAGTTGGTCGCGCTCTTCTCTCAGCGCGTCGATGTCGACCCGCCCGTTGACGCGGATGCAGTGAAAGCGCCGATCGCCGGTCGGGTCGTTGAGGAATTGATCTTCGTTGGTGCTGCCCACGATCACGTTGCTCCGCGGCTGCGGCAGCACGGCGCGGCCGAACGGCGGGCGGTACTTGTCGACCTGCGACGTCACGAACGCCTTGAGCCTCCCGGCATGGGCGCGCGAGGTCACATGATCGAGCTCGCCGAGCTCATAGATCCACGCGCCGTTGATCTGCATCATCGCGTCTTTCGACTCGATGTCGACGGCGGTGTCCGAGAAGTATTTGCCCGCGAGTTCACGAAAGAAGGTCGACTTGAAACAGCCTTGCGGGCCGACGAACACGAGCGCCGTGTCGACCTTGCAGCCCGGCTTCATCGCCCTGGCCACCGCCGCGATGAACCACGCGCGCACTACCGTCACGTTGATGGGCGTTGCCTCGGCGTGAATGATGCGCTCGCAGAGCGTGTCGAGGCGCGGGAGTTGATCCCACACGAGCCCGTTGAGGTATTCCCGCACGGGGTGGTGCGCGCGCTCCGACGACACAGCGACGATGGCCTGCGCCAGCGCATCGGCGCCGGGGCTGAACCCATACCGGCGCTCGATCGCCTCACGCACGAGCCCGAGTTGCGCATCGGTCATCGGCGCGCCGTTGACCTCGGGCGTTACCGCCATCTCGTTGTACCGCAGGGTCGCGTACTCGGGTGCGTTGCGGAGGATGCTGCACAGGTTGGCGAAGGTGTTTTTCACCGCGCCCTTCGGCGTGCGGTAGAGGTCATTGAACCAATCGCCGGACTCGTTGGTCACGTTGTCGACAGGCGCGGCAGCGCGCTTCGATGCCGCCTCTGCGCGCTTCGCCTCATACTCCGGCGAGAGCCCGGGCGCGTATCGGCAGACGCTGCTGACGATGCCCTTGACCTCCGCGGGGTCGAGCGGCGGCGAGCACCGCGTCTCGTTCTCGGCGAGAATCGCCGCGAGAATCGCAGGCTCCTCGAAGCCCGCCGCGCGCATCGACGAGGCCCGCTTGAAGAGCGTCTCGTTGCGCCCGCCCTCGGCGATCACCTCGCCGCTCCCGCCCGCGATCACGCGGAGCTTCGGTCGCTTCGTGATGGCCTCAAGCCACGCCGCGGGCATGGGCGCGACCTCGATCTCGTCGGGCCGCGACGAAGCCTCCCACGCGTACGAGCGCCCCGACGTGTGCACGCTCGGCGCCGCGACGACGTAGCCGCCCTCGCCGCGGATGTCGACGCCCGGCGCGAGGGTGCCCGCGCTGTTGCGCACGGTCACGCCCTCGCTCACGCTGACGTAGATGTGCCGCCCTCCGCTGCCCGTGAGGCACTCGACCGTGTCGGGCAGCTCGCCCAGGCGTGCGCGCAGGTCCACGAGCCCATCGTCGCCGCCGTGCCGCGGGTCGACGTCGATCACCACGAGGCCGCCGCCTGTGGCGATGCCCACGTTGGCATCC